ACTAGACACAACATTCGTATACTCCATATAATATCTGTTGAGATAAAAAAAATGTGTTGGAGACTAAATGCTTACATATATTTGGAGAGCCGAGAACCGCCAGACGTCGAATACGACGACGTTTTTGCTCCACCAATAGCCGACTCTACCGCTGAGGCAACTCCTTTACCGATTGCTCCTTTGTTGCGTTTTAGCACATCGCCGAGAGCGGTCACGCCTTTCTTCATAAGATTACCGCCCGACATAGCTTCGACATCTTCATAATCGATTTTGGAAGTTCCTTTTTCTTTCGCTTCTAATACTTCTGATTTGGTGAGTAATCCACTCATCGTCGCACTCGAGCCCCTTTCAGTAATCATTACACCACCATAGTTCGCAAGAACACAAAGTTCAATATTGGCTAAGTCCGAGTTAGCAATACCTTCCATTGGTTCTGTAGTCACAATCGCTTGGAAACCAAATTGTCCAAGACTAGAACTCGAAAGCATATCGCTCAATCCTAAATCACGAACTGGATCGATGACGATAATACTTCCTAAAGAAGTGTATTTCGCTCCGTTCCCAGATCGAACCACGCCACGGAACTCATTCCAAGTTTGTTGAGAACCATTACGGCGAGACATTTGGTAAAGCGAATAAGCATCCATTTCAGATAGAAGTCCCGCTTTGTTGTTGAAAGTGATATTAACTTGAGAGATTGGGTAGCTGAGGTTATTTGACCAATATGCTTTTTGTGACCGATATTGAGGGCGTACCACAAGGTAAATCTTGTCAGGCACTTGACGCATAGAAATGACGTTCGTCATAGCCCCATTTACACCTACACCATCCGACGGAAGAGAAAGGGTTGTTTTGTAGGCTACAAATTCGTCATATGGAAGGATATTTTTAGCATTGAGTTTTGCATATTGGGATGGATGAAGACTAATATACCGAGTCATAAGTCGGGCGTCATCTTTCAAGAAAAGAGTGGACGCCTGAGTTCCAAATTTAACTCCACTCGAGAAAGACAATACGAGTTCTTTGTTTACATTAAATACATTCTTAAAGTCATTGTATTGAAGCACAAGTTCGAGGTTGTTAATGCCTAAATAAGACGACTCTTCTTCTTTAAATTCAAGAGTTGGCATTCCTAATATGGGTTCATTCACATCAAGAGAGATTTCTACATAATAGGTTGTAGCGACAGTCAAGTTAGCTCCTGAGGCAACCGCAACACCAGCACTTGTGTAGACAACGTAACTGATGCTAGAGTCGGCACGACCAGCGGTGTCGCTGTCTTTTTCGGCAGATTCAACACCAGCACCCCACGCCGAGGGTTTGTTCTCCGACATAGCATCGACCGCTTTGGCGTAATATTTGTCTACCATAGATGGAGTAGTTTGGATGTGTTTGCTTAAAAATCGTTGGTGATATTGTTTCGTTATAACGTTGAGAATATCCGCCGATTGAACCGAGACTTTAGCATTGTTAAGGGTAAGGGATGCCGATTGAAGTGCTTGATTTAAGGGGAAAGCGGATGGTACAATTTGTAAAGTATCGACATTAAATGCGGTTGTGCCTACAGTTAATTCCATAACACATTGGATCGTACCTTGGACACGAAGGTTGCGGTCTACAAGAGTGTTTTCGCTTGGGACATTGACATTGAAAAGGGTAGTGGACGAGCTGTTCGAGTTAGTAGGGTAGCCTTGGACCACGCTCGAAGCCGGACCATCTTTCACCGCAACTTGAACATCGCTGGTGATACGACTGATACGTGGATCTTGGACTAGAAAGGTAGAAAGTTCGCTAGACATTATATATTGTAGAAAGATAAAAAAAATAGCAATTAGCGATTAAACTTCTTCTACATTAACTTTCTAAATACCAATTTTATACTAAATGTTCCACCCGACGATATAGTGATTGGGATTAGTGAGCCGTCTAATTTACTTCGGTAATACATTTCAATATTGATATTGGATAATTCGCTTTGGTTTCGCATATTAATCCATCGTGGGTAAGATGGTTCGTAAATGACCCCGGGGATAGGTGTCCCTGCCTTAAAATCTGAGAGTTCAAGTTCTACGATGTTGCTAGAACCGCTTATGGTTTCAGACCCGTTTTGAAAACTATGGTTTGCGGATGTGTTGCTACTTTGAACGGGTATCGTATTTGAGGTCACCACAATAGACTCTACTGGTGACCAAGTATCGAGAGTAGAGTAATCTTGAAGAACCGATATATAGTTGACCTTTACCGATGCTATAGTTCCGTCGGATTGTGGAGGAAAGACTTGGTTCTCGGCGACATTGCCGAAGTCACTCATTTTTATTTTATAAGCATTTGCGGTCACCTTTGTGGTCATAGTCTCAAATGTAGTTAGTTCGTGTGTAAATGGTAGCGAATTGAAGAGTCTATAAAGCGGTTTATTTAAGTAAATATTGACTACATCGCTGGGGGTGTCATCGTTAAATGTCAATTCGGGAGCATTTAAAAACACTAAACCAGTATCTTTATCAAAAATGAAATAAGGCATGTCTGTCCCTATATCCTTTGATTGACTAAACTCCAGTAGAGTTTTTTGAAGACCAATAAATGCTTGTTTCACCGCTTCGTTGACTAACACGAAAAAAAACTCATAGTTGTACAGATTGTAATACCCTGAACGATAATCAGCATATCCACCCTTGAACCTTGGAGGCGTTGTTCCGTTGGTTTTGTCTTGGGGTTCAAAGTAAATGTGAGCAGTAGAAGCGTAACCACCATATTCGAGGGTGATACTGTATATTGTTCGGTTACGAATGCTTTCATTCGTATCATCCTCGGAGTATTTTATCGTTGGAATAAACACTGGCAATGTCTTCAAATCCACTTTAAAGTTGGCAATGCTCATATCGTAGTTTTCACAATTGGTAATTAGCGGAGAAGTTCTGTCTTCATTGAACACAAGGTGCGGTTCGTGGTTAAAGTCGCTGTTACTATCTATATTATTTATAAGACAATTCAGATACACGTATTCCCATCGTGACATTATATATATTATCCTATATAAAAAATTTAGACCAACATTGTTATAACTTCATCGAGCGGTCGTTTTACCTTTTTCTGTTGCTTCTTGATATAAGAGACAAATTGCTTGTTGTCCATAGTTTCTTTTAGAAAAGTAGCAACACGAAGGATACACCAACGTCCACACGTGTTGATGCCTTCCATTTCTTGTTGTAGTGCGGTTTTGTTATACATAAACTTGTCTGTTGGTTTTATACTTTTGATAATTTTTCCTAAATCCTCGGACCAGTTGTTTCCCAATTGTTTGTTCATATAATTTGGGATAAAGTCAAGTATTGATTTAGGGCTGTCGGAATAACTATCAAAATATTCGAATTTGTTATCGTTCCTAATTAAAGCAGTCCAATGACCCTGATTGTATTTGGATTCGGTCAATATAAAGCAAAAATCTATTCGATTTGGGAGTAAATCGTAAATATGTTGATATTTTTCAAGATTAGCGTATTTGACGATTTTACAATGTGGGAATGCTGACTCTAAATCAAAGTTGGTGACAAAGTAATTAATAGCGTCAACATATTGCGATTTCTTCAATGTGTTTTCTGTAAATTGTTTCATTATATATTATGAAAATAAAATATACGCCTAAATATATATGACTTCTGTGTATAGTTTGGATGGAAATAGCGTGTTTGAAGTCGCTAAACGGTTTGAGCGTTTAGGTATGAAAGAATTGAAAAAAACACCTGACGAGACAATAGCGAGAATCAAATCCGGTCAAGACACTGGTTCGTCTAAATGGTTGAGCGATTTCAACAATCTGTATGGTTTAGCAAATCAACTACAAGTAAAGACAACACTACAACAAGGGGATCAGTCGTTCTTGAAACAACAACTTGAGGCCGAATATACACAATACAAACTGGATAATGTTGATACTAAAGAAACAGTTCAAAACCAACTATCTGTAAGTCTTGAGAAGGGACTAACAGACTTGAAAAGTATAATGGAGGCAGACGTGGAAGAGATAAATAAAGTACCCGACCTAATGGAACGACGTTTTCTAATTGAAATTGCTCTTGATGTATGGAGCAAAAAGTTTGCTGGTGCAGTAAGAGGCAGTAAATATAAAGCAACACTGAAAGAAAACCTTGATTTTATCAAAAACCAACAAATGGCTCTAAAATTAGGGTCACCTGATGTTGCTCAACAAAATATCATATATAAGACACTAAGCCAATCAGACTCAACCATTGCGAATCTTCTTCAACAAATGACACCACTTACTGAATCATTATACAATACATTTAAAAGTAAACTATCACAATGGACGATTGAAATCGATAGTGAATTACAAGAAGCACTTAAAGGCGACGCTCAAACCATAAAAGAGAACTTCAGTGTATCGTCTGCTTCACCTGAGATATCTAAGTATGATGTCATATTCAAGCGACTCCAAAAGAAATATAGCGAATTAAACAACCTCATTCAGAATATGGGTTCAACCATCGATAGCCGATCGTCCATTAATTTAAACCCAAATGAACCGTAGGGTTTCGCCCCCACACGACGGATTTAAAAGGGCATATCCCTTTATTATTTTATGGTATATTATATAATGAAGGAATACAATAATGCGGTAGCCAGTATCGGCAAACTAATGTCTCTCGAATCCAAAGTGAATGTAGTAGGTTCAGCGTCTATCAAAAAATCAATCTATTATTCGGATTATGACTTATTTGAAAACGTTAGTGGTAAAAGCGATACAATGATTTATAACCATTTTAAGAGCGTATTTGAAGTGGTAAAGCGGTCAGACAATGTAGTCATTACAGACTTTAAATGTGGTGAAAAAAATGGTGTTTCGTTACGCTGGACGTATGAAGAAATCAAGAACAATAATAATCAAGGTGTGAGTTTTGCGGAAGCGTTACGACATAAGTCGATGATAAAAATGGACATTGTGGCTTTAGTATCGGGTCGATTTGTTGAGATTACAGAAGTATACAACATTTATTTAGATGGAGAACCAAATATGTCTATTATGACTCTAGAAGAAATCGTTGAAAATATTAAAAATGAATACGCTATGGAAGTTCGAGACGGAAATTATATGAAAGCATTAAAACGAATGTTTAGTTTGTTAAAACTTAAAAACGAAGAACCACAGAAACAAGAACTTTTGCTCGAATATTTCAACTCACCCAATGGTCTCATATACCGATGTAAGAGTGATTTAGAGACGATGTTGTTGGTGTTGGATAGTTCAAAGTTTAATTTAACAGAAATACGTGAAAGTCTACAACTTCTTAAAGAAACTATATCCGCTTTTCCAGTAGTGAACGATTTAGAAGAAATAAGTAAAAAGAAAAAGAAGAACGAAATGAAACCATTATTAAGGAGACAAATTAGAACGCTGAAAAAAAACATCAACGAACAAGCCAAACGATTCATTTCACAAAAAGGACTTTAAACTTGTTTGATGTATTGTAGTTGTTTTATCTCGTAAAATAGTTTCGGATTAGTTCTTTTTAAGTAATTCATTATTTTGGTTATTTCAATCATAGATATTGGATTATTTTAGTTAGGTTTATATTACTTTTCATAGAATTATATAATCTAATCTTTATATAATGTTGAATTTCGAATCCGTTGGTAATCCTATTGCTAAAATTATCGATAAAAGGAATACAAAGAAGGAACAAATTGTTTATTTATCCGATCCAGAGCTGGATGGCGAAGTTCGTAACGGATATACCACAATTGATTTAGAACCACACCAATCATTTCAGCAAGTTGCAAGTAACAAAGAACGAGACATATTGTATATAACTGGTGCTAGTGGAAGCGGAAAATCGTATTATAGTGCCGAATACATAAAACAATACATAAAAAAGCATCCGAGAAATGAGGTTATGTTATTTTCGTCGGTTGGTGATGATGCGGTATTGGACAAAATAAAGAAAGTGAAGCGGTTTAAAATACACGATGATGACTTTGTTGGAGAACAATTTTCAATCGACGATTTTAAAGATAGTTTACTCATATTCGACGACGTTGATTGTATATCAAGCAAACCGATTTTAAAGAAAGTGTATGAAATACTAGACAAAGCACTCACAACAGGAAGGCATACTGGAACGAGTGTGGTTTACACGACGCATACGGCTTGTAACGGCAAAGCTACCAAACTTATTTTGACCGAATCGCATAGTGTAACCTTTTTTATGAATGCGATGGGGGGGAAATCTTCAAAATACTTGTTGGACTCTTATTTAGGACTTGACAAGAAACAAATTGAAAAGTTGAAAAATGTCAAAAGTAGATGGACTACTATTATGAAATCATACCCGCAACTGGTTCTCACACAACGAAAATTGACTTTTAGCAAGGATTTATAAACACGTAACCCTTTTTTTTATCTTAACTTAGTATATATGAGAACTTTAAAAACACTTCGTGATGGATGTATTGATGGAGGTAAATTGGTTGAATATGAAATGGTTGAAGACACAAACGAACATGCGGGAACTACCACTTTAGAAGTAGCAAAATACGATAGTATGCTTGAATCAGGTTTTTATTTAATTACAGGAGAGATTGCTTTTGAATTTAAAACAGATCAAGCGTATTTTCCTTTGTCGAATGTTCACGAGAAGTTTGCCTTGAATTATACTGACCAAGATAGTACCATCCAAGAAATTGTTTTAGACGTAACGAATTCCTTCGTCTCGACTACTCCTACGACATCTAACTACACAGCGGGTAAATATTACATCAATAAACCAATTTATATTAATGATAATGTAGGCGAGTTTAATTTGGTTATGGGAGCATCCGAATTTGATGGTGTTTCTGAACCCACAGACTTTACCGGAAGTGACACTTCAGATTTTTCTTCCACTTTTAAATCTATGGAATGGAGCGATGACTTTACGTGGAATGATACGTTACTAACCAACACAAACACGACTAGCGGAAATGTTATTGAAAGTTCTTTAACTACTTTTACTTTAGATACATTTGACATAGCTTCCGGCAAAGATGGATCCATATTTAATGCCCAAGTTCAATTTCAATGCTTCACAGAAAGTGGATTTTCAGATGCTGGTGTTTCCGCTGGACCAGTGATTGAATATTCCGCATTGGGAGCGTGTCATCTTATATTGTTAAAAGACGGAGTTGAAATAAATCGTAGTTCCATTGCGTCATCCGAGAGTGGAGATATTGTCGGCGTGTATAAAGCTCCTCTCAGTATTAATTCACGACTTGATGCTGGGTCTTACGAACTTCAAGCGTCGGGATGTGGTCTATACAGCGGTGGTGCTAGGGGTCATATTGGGAATAAAAAGGGTATAGTCAATGTATTGGTTAGCAGAGCGGGAAGTGGCTCTAATAATACATACAATACCGAAGATTCAGCACTCTCTTATGTGACTTTGGCAGAGCCCGTCTTTGAAGAAGTAACGATTGGCGGGACAACCGCTGAAACGGGGACGTATTTATACCAATCTATATCGAGTGGTGTAGGTAATTTACCAAACTTCAAATTTCTTGGGGACGACTCTTCCATTCATCTTCGCCGTATTTTTTAATTGAATTATAAATTAGAATTAAAATGTAACTCTAATTTATATGTATGAACTTACTCTAGACGAGCAGTTTATGATTTTTTGTATTTTGGACGACATTAATCGGTTGTTTTTTTATGATTAATCGGTTGCACGACGCTTATTGATATGAAGCAATCCGTCGAGTTCATCTATTCTGTGTTTATATTCAAAATTATTCTCTACAAATTCATCATCTTCGTAGTCTCTCGATAAACATTGTTTGTCTTCGTTCACCGCATCTGTGAATGCTATTTCGCACATAGACCTTGTAGGTACTTTCATTGGCAGGAATATATCCATTTCTCCGTGATTGATATCGTGGCGAACTATGGATAGAATGTACATATATATTATACACAGACAAAAGTTTTTGAAAAAAAACTCTTGTATAATATATATGAATATATATGAAGTTAGCGACCCGGATATGGTGTTAAAACGAGCAAAGAACTTGTATGGAGACGAGGTTCAAATCTACTTTTCGACCCGAAAGAATAAAAAGTATATGTTGATAGATCCATATACTGACAAGAGAATCCATTTCGGTTCATCTCTCTATCAAGATTTTACTAAACACAGAGACGAGGAAAGGAGACAAAAGTTTTTGAAACGAAACAAAAAATGGAAAGATGCCGAACCGTATAGTCCCGCTTATGCATCCTATAATCTACTTTGGTGAGGTTCAATTAAATGTAAATCAATATTTACACAAACTGTCTTCGATTTTCCCCTAAACACACAGACATTATCGACTCGAACAAAATCGCCATATTTTTGTTTTAACTTCAAAAACTTTTCTAGTTGACGTTCGTTGTGAGTTTTCATTATATATTACTGATATATTTTCTTTATATGTTATTTGTCAGATATTACTTAATAGTTTATGAGGTGAAGGGTGAATCTTACATATTTTCCACATAATCTGCTTGTTTATTGTAATGTTCTTTACTGACGATTAGCATAACTCCGCTATTGATTTCATCTGCTATTTTTTGAAATTTAATATGGTCTTTTATTGCTTTTTTTAAAATGCTTTTATCATGTATTTTATACACACGTAATACGTCGCTTATATTATGGTAATATTTCTTGTTTTTCATTGTATGGACATCATACGATGATTCTAACAAGGCGTCTCGTGTCATTACGACCACATGTCCTCCCATAAGGGTTAATGTATCTTGGTCAATAGAAACGACATATATAGGTCTTACTGAAAAATTAACGTCAAAGTTGTTGAATTTGAAACAATCGTAGAGATATTGGCAATTGGTCACACATTGGTCTTCGACTTTATTGATTTTTTGATATTTCCTCATTTTAAGGATTATATTGGCTATAAATACTTCTTCATAGCTCATATAGAGTAATATGTAGGTTGTCTTTAAACTATCTTACTAATAAATTTGCGGACTTTGTTGTAAAGAAGTATACGTAGGTTTTTATTATCATTATCATTATTATTATCATCATCATTATTTTTTTTATCATTAGGGAAGAGAATATAGAATATATTCTAAAGAAAGAAAGGAAAGAAAAGGGGTGTAACAAATGTAACAAATAAGTAAGATAAGGTGGGAAAGGTGGGAAATCTTGCCCCGAATATGATAAAAGGTCTACATGAGGAGGTGTATAGGAGACTTTTACGAATCAGGGGCAAGATTTCCCACTTTCCCCACCAATCAACATTGACCACCCAAATCTTACTAATAAATTTGCGGAACCGGGGGACTTGGGGGACTTTTGAGGCCTCTAAGCTCTAAGATATGGGAAAAATAAAAAATAAACCAAGTCTAAAAAAAAATATATGCTCCAACCAGAATCTCTTTGAAAGTACCCCAAGTCCCCCCGAATCCATTGGTTAATCAAAATAACCCTCATTAGCATCTTCACCCTTGTCTACATATTCAATCTCTTCTTCGTCATCTCTGTATCCATTTATCCAGCGTTTTTTGTCAATGTAATCGTATACCTCTTGTGGTGATAGTTTAATAGAATTAGTCCCATGTGCTTTATACCTTGTCATAGGAATCTCCAAATCCACCAACTTTGAAATAAATGCACGTGACGATGTGGCTTTTGTATCATCTTTCAAGAACCTGTGACGTCTACAAAATCCTTCATATTCTTCAAACAACTCCTGCATAGGGATAGTAACCACTTCATCTTTCCTACCACTCACACCTAACCCTAGCCATATCTCGTTATCGTAAAATTCTTCAAAGAACAACGCCTCAATTGGGGAATATAGATTACACATTTCCTTGTAGGCCTCGGTGAGTGGACGACGCTTGATCCAGTCAAAATCGGTCAAGTTAAACGTCATAAACCATTGATATAAAGCTTGCATCATTTCAGGTTTCCGTAAATGGTTATGTAGTTGTGTCCAAAACTTTGAAGACATTTTAATATATTTGTCGGTAGTTTTGTATACCACATACCGTCTGTCTTTGGTTTTGACATCAATAGGGATAGGATTGGGTTTCTGGGTGGTGATGACAGTTCTTGCCATATTCGCAATACTGTATGGTCTCACATTCTTGGGGTTAACGGTGATGGTATCCTCTGTAATAAACGATTTAATTTTTCCTTCAAAATCAAACGTATTCTTGCCTTCGCATTCGTTTAGATTTACTAACAATTTTTTACAAAACCCTTCCGCATGGTCGCCAAAGAAGTCTGTGGGTTTAGATGAAGTGATATAATGTGTTTTGTTTAACATATTACCAATAGCATCCAACATCATATTTTTACCAGTACCTTGTTTCCCTTTAAAGATGACACAAATAGGAACTTTACGATTAGGGTCTTGGAATATCTGTGCGATAAAACGATGGAAATACATAGCGTGGTCTTCCTCTCCACCACATAATTCTTTAACCAAATCCAGATATGGGGTAATCTTCTTCTGAATAGTGTCCTCATTCATCTCCTCACCATAAATATCAGGATTAAATCCCTCAAAAAGGTTGAACACATTATCGTCTTCAATTGGATTTTCTTGGTTAAACGGAATAAAGTCCATCGTGCGATATAACCTATGTTTCACGTCATTCGTCCATCGGTCAGTAAAACTTTGTGGAACACCTTGTTGTGACACGTATCCACTCTGAATTGGTTTAAATAATTCTTTTAGTTCAGTAGGGTTCATGATTTGTGGTAGTTTATGT